TACTTTTGAGGCTCCACAGAATGTCGCACCCAATGAATTAGTCAAGTGCCAGGGATTCTATATTGTTCCAGGAGAGGTAGGAGTTATTGGTGACATGAAGGGGGCATACACTATTGGATCGGGCGATACCGCTGTATCAGGTAATATAGATATAGAACCTGGTTATGGATTGTTTGCATTTTCACATGATTATGATATGGCAGCTACAGATGCAGGTACTAATATTGCACTTGCAGATACAGATTATTTTGTTATGCTATCAAGATTGGCAGCAGATTCTCATAATAAACTTGATGTATATGATACTGCCGATCATACTTGGCGAACAGATAAAATTGATCTAGGTGGCTCTGTATCTGATAATAGAATAGCTTCTATAAAGCCATGCTTTTTTATAGCAGATGGTGCATTAAGAGTATCTCCAGGTAATTTTGCACAAGTTGACTCTGGTGGTGATTTAGCTGATGGTGCGACTGGTGATTTTTTATACGATATTAATCCTGGAGGATTTGAGGAAGTAGTTACAGATGCAGGATTTAATGCTGATATTGCACCTGGTGACACTATAATAATAGGGAAAACTGCAGTCGATGTTCCAGGTCAGGAAATGGTAGCACTTATAACTGCAGATACAGCATTAACGGCTGCTAGAAATATGACTGGTTTATTTTCTACCGCTATTGATGTAGATACAGGCAATGATGATGTTTATGTAATGCCAGATACTAGATGGCGTGGTGTTGTTAGGCGTAAAAACTTTGCACTAGCTGGTGGTGCGGGCACATTTACGGAGTGGTATTCTACATATGCCAACCCCAGGCCACCAGTTACTTATCATGCAGATTTAGAGGCAGGAGCAGTGTCGACTCAGTATACAATGCCTTTCTTGGTATATTCTGGGACATTGGATGCTCCTAATGATGGCACATCACCTCCAACTTTATATGTAATATATAAAGCTGATAATACTGATGAAGATGCTACATGGGATGGTGCTAAAATTAATCTTTATTGCACTGCATTATATGATGAGGTAAAACAGGAATCTCAGCCAAATAAAATTAAGTCAAGCCTTACTGTGGCTGCAGCTAATAAATTAGGGATTGGAGTGACGGCTAATTATAGAGACGCAGGCGTGTCATCTGGCGCATATCTTATGAATAAACGCGTAACAGGTGCTAGGATTTATTATGAAGATACTACAAACGATCCAGGTATATTATTTCAACTTATTGAAGTAGATTTTGAACATGGTTGTAAAAAGTCAGATGCTGAAACCTATACAAGCTGGGCTTCAGCTGATGGAGCTCCAGCTGATGAGACTGTATCATGCCCCAGTTCATTTTCATACAATCAGTCTCTATTAACTAGTGCTACTCATTCTTTTATATTTCCTAATCCTCCTAAAACATTTACATATGAAATTAATACTGGTTATCCACCACATATTAATACTCATGCAAGATATAAAACAGCAACTGTCTTAAATAGAAGGTTGTTTGTTGGAAACGTTTATCAGAGTGGAAAAGCTAATGGAGATAGAATGATTGGTTCTCCAGTTAATAAGTTCGATGTTCTTCCTGAGACTAATACTGTAGATGTTACAGTGGGAGATGGAGATCAGATTGTAAAACTTGAAGGATTTGCAGATAGGATATTACAATTTAAGAGAAGAGCATTATATATAATTAATATAGGTGGAGGTCAAGGTGGAGAGTTCTTAGAGTCACAACACAAGAATATGGGGGTACAGAATCCATCACAGACATGCCTTACTGAATATGGAGTGGCATGGGTTAATTCTAAAGGAGTATTCCTATTCGATGGTCAACAGGTAACAGATCTAGCTCGTAATAAGTTAAAGCTATCTGGAGATAGAGGTGAAGCTTTGAATGTGGATGAAGATAATATTCCTATAATAGGTTATCATCCTACTAATAAATGGCTTGTTATCCATCCTGAATCTACAGTTAATACAGATTATGATGTAGAAGCATGGATATTAGATTTTAAGAGTGGAGCTTGGACATTTACCAATACCTTTACTGGCACGAATGATTATAAGACAAATATGGTATGGACTGGAGATGATGAGCTTG